TAGCACGAGTACTAAATGCATTCTTAACACGAATTTCTGCTGCAGTAGCTTCCTTCTGTGGGTCTAATTGGCCTTGTGAAGGTCCGTACCACTCAGCACCTAGCCACGCCTCTCGGATGATTGGATCATCAAAGAAACCTGGTGCATCAATGCGACCTAATAGAATGGCCATCGTAAGCCATTCTTCGTAAATAGGATTGCAAAATTGAGTAATAAATTCGGCGCGTTGTGTTTCAACAGACTTCCAATATTCGAGTAACGCCGCTCTTGATGCGGAGTAACTTTGACCAAAGTGCTTAACTAAAATCTCATATGGAATTTCTAGCGCCGCACCTACGTGGCTAATAAGAGAAGACGTAAAGTCCGCAAAGCTCGAAGGTATTGGCGTTTTTTCAGCCACATTCACTTTTTCACCCGGCGCCAATACGTTAACTGTGCCATTGCCTAATTCGATTGTTTCGTCGTTTTCAGCATCCACTTGATCGTCTTCGTCAATCGCAGTCCCTAGTGACATGTCGTCCGGTGCTTCCGATTCAATGAAGATTGCCATCAAGGCATTGACTAATACCTTCATTACTTCCGCATCATTATATCGGCTAAGCACTTTCAAATCCTCGATTACCGGAGACAATATAGGGATACCACGCAACTGGCCACTTCGCTCAATCGTCATAACCTGGATAATATTACGCCGCCCGGTTTGTGTGCCGTACTTCGGAATATATGTGTAGTCATGATCATCGTTAAAAGAGTTATACAGTTTATTTAATACGTAGAAGCCAACGGCGGCGCCATATTTATTAAATTTAACGCCGTGAATGACGTCGTTATTCTCGTCTTCTTCTCGTCCCATATATTTGGGCGGAGAAGCTACAAGAATCGATTCAACAATCTGCAATCGCAACGGATATGGGTTCTTATCTGTTTGATTAAGCAACAGCGGTAAATTTACAAATGAATCGCCGTACAATAGCTTTTCATAATACACTAGAGCCTGAATTCCGTAGAAATCAGTCTGTTCACGCGCATCACAATGCTTCGCCCACATCGCAAACTCTCGTTCGGTCTTACGTTCCCATGCGTTCTTTTCTTCAAACGTTAACCCCAACTCCTCATATCGGATATTGGCTTTAAACCTTAGGCCAGGACCAATAACATTGGTTTTATTCGTCTTCAGCGCTCCAGCTGCAATCGGTGTACCTTGTTGGAGGTCTACAGACCTTGCCCGTAGCATCCTAAAGTTAGCATCGATATCATGCCTTGCATCCTGAGAGTTAACCTGGTACCCTTTGGCGCTAGATTTAAAACTATTAGCGCCGTGATTAGAATAGCCGGAGTTTGTTTTACTCCCAGAATATTGCGTTGCTTTGTGCCTGCCTGCTGCGGTTTTCATAAATTGCTTCTTACGTTTACTCATATATCCCGCGGAATGACACGATATGCACGACGTCGAGGTCGATTCTCGAGCCGAGCTACTTCGTTGCGCCAAAAGTTGATACGGTCTTTCACCTCTTGCACATTCGCACGAGTTAACCGGCGATTACCAATGGTGTATTCTTTGCCTGTTGCCAGCGCTAAATCTGCTTCTAGCCACGCCTGTAAGTGCTCTTTTGCCTCATATATTG